AGGTCAGCTTGGAAGAATGTAGAAGTTGATTCAACATCCCAGTCTGTTAATTGGTCACGATATGCTTTAGCTCTTGCAGCAATCTCTTGACGATGTCCTGTAGGTACAGAGTATTCAATAGCAAGCTGGTCAGCTAAGTTCCATACTAGAGTGTTCATCCACTCATTAGGGAAGTTAGGTATAGAAGAACCATAATTGATGTCTTCGATAGGCTGTTGAGCCATGACATGCAGTTCATACTGGTATGCAGCATTGTAGTTAGGAGTCAAGTAAGCGTATAGATTACCTGAGTTTTGACGAATCTGATAATAGATAGAGTTAGCAACACCAGTACTAAACTTAGAGCCTAGAGTGTTGTATTCTTGTTGACTCAGAATCTGCAGAGGAATATCAATAGGAGGGCTTACCGTAATCTGACGTAACCATCCTTGGATAATCTTTAAAGGCTTAGGAGTATCCAAATCAGTAGTAGGGTTCTGTGATACAGGTCCTAAGACGTATTCAGTCTGTCCGTTAACTAAAGGGATAACCAGTTCATTTACTGTCCAAAGTTTTAAGCCTTCTGTGGCCATCTGCTTAACAAAAAGGTTTAAAGCTAAAGACGAATTAGCCACAGTCTCTGAATCAGGAACAGAACCTAGTTCTAGTACACCTAACTTACGTAAAGCTAAGGTAATAATCTGGTCTCTGTTGACGGTAAAAGTAGATGACATGTTAGCTTCCAAACATAAGTTTAATGGCTTTGTCTAGACCAATAGTCTGAGCCACAATGACAATTAAAGCACCTGTAGCCAAGTACTTAATTTGTGCTAAGTTTTTTTCTATAGAGTGCATTGTAGTTTTAAGGTCTAAAGTTGTTTCACGCAGTTCTTTAATATCTTCTGAATGATTATCTGTTTTAACTTCAAGACGAACTACTCTAGTTTCTAGTTGGTCTGACATAATTATCCTAAATTGCTAGAGACGTAATATGTGCCTGTACCACCATTAGACAATCCTGAAACAGCATTACCAATATTATTATTACCAATTACAATAAAGTTTGTACATCCAGAACCAATATACATTCCATATTGTTGAGTACCACCTCCACTATTAGAAGTACAATTAGTTACTAAAAACTTTTGAGTATTGTTTGCAAAAGAAAGTCCATTAGCAGTAGTACTATTAACTAATCCATTGTAAGAAAAAGAACAAGTATCAAAAGCAATATTACTGTTAGAACTAGCAACTAAACAACCATTTGAACCGTTATTAAAAAATCTTGAATTAGTAAAAGATAAATCGCTTGAGTTTGTAATATTGCAACCTGAATCGCCTCCGCCTGACCTTCCGTTAGAGAACCAGCAACCTACAAACTCTGTAAAGAACATTTTATTCAAAGATGCCCCATGCACAGCAGAATCAAAGAATACGTTAGTAAAGTTATTAAACGAAGGACTTGTACCAATATTACCACTGCTAGAATCTGATGTAATTGGATATTGTCCTAAAATAACATCACCATCTGTAAAAATAATAGCTTGACAGAAATTAGTCATTCTAATACCGCCTAACGCACCATTAGAAGAACTACCTGCATTTAAAATAAACTGACTAAAATAAATATCATTAACGTTATCTAAACCAATTCCAATCTCTACATAATTATTAATGTAAAATCTAGTAAAGTATTGAGATGCATTAGTATTAATATTTAAACCAATATAAGCACTATTAATAGCAAAATCACTAGCATGTAAAGAACCAGCAGTACTATTTACTGCGGTTGCCCCACTTACAGGAGTTCCTGAATAAGATACTGCTAAGTTATTAAAACCACCAAAAGTACCAGTAAAATTTAATATTCCTGTTGAGTTTGTACTTTGTGAAATAAAGGTAGCATTAATACCAGCACCTACTAAAGTGGTAGATGCAGTAATATTTAACACAGAAGATATTTTATAAGTACCAGCAGGTAAATATACTGTACCATTTGGGTTGGCAGTAATAGCTGCTTGAATAGCAGTTGTATCGTCTGTTGAGCCATCGCCTACAGCACCAAAGTCTTTTACAGAAACAGATTCTTGTAACTTTAGATTAATAGCTCTATTAACTGTGGAGCTTGTTTGCTCAAATTTTGGGATTAAAGTTGTCATGCCTATTCCTTATTATATATTTATAAATTCAACTATATCTCCGACATTTAAGCCAGTAGAGAAAGTAACAGTTGAAGTAGATGATTCAGTATAGTTTAAAGATTTAACTTGTTTGCTTCCGTTAACATAAACAGATAATCCATTAGAGCCTATAACATAAGTAAAAGTATTAATAGTAAACACAGTCTGACTAGCTGTTGCAGTTTGATACTCTTGTTTAACAGGAATAGCACTAAGTTGTGCTTCTACTTGGTCGATAGCAGCTTGTACATTAGTAGCTGTTAGAGTACCTGATGGAACATAAGTAACATTAGTAGCAGGAATAATTGGTGAAGCAAAAGTATTTAAACCAGCAGCAGTAATGCGTAATTGTACGTTATCACTAATATTAAAAGTATTAGGTTGTGTTCCTTCAGCACCACGAACAACAGTTAAAATATCTCCAGACCTAGCTGTACATTGCACAATTTCCATTGTTTCTGGATTACTAATACTAATCAAAGTTAAGTAAAAGTAATTACCACCTGTAGGAGAAGGAAATAACTGACCTGTACCTGCAGTAAGTTGAATTGTTGTTGTTGTTGGTATAATTGCTACAGCTAGTGCTGAGTATGCGTTATTGGTATATAAAGGAATGCCCATGTGTTATCCTAATGTGTATGTGTTTGGCGGATAGCCATTTACTTCTTTACTTATAGAAAATATTCTAAGGTATTGATTTGCTGGCTCAGGACGTGTCCAAGGAGGTGCTTGATAGTCTGCGACACCTCGTACAAAGTCTTGTGGCTGTCTTGGTTCCCAGTCTTCTGGACAAACCTTAAGACCATCCCAGCGTTGTCTAAGGTCGCTTGCTCGCATTTTGCGCCCACAAGCATCACAAAGGACTGACCAATCTCCTCGGTCATATCTCGGAAAATAACTCATACGTTGCTAGCGTCGTAAGTAGTTATGTCACCCACTGCTGTAAATATGTTTCCTTGATTAGTAGTTGCTGTCATCTCTAAACGATAAGTAACTTCATTTAAACCATTAATAATACGTTGGGATACTTTAGGAGTACTGACAACAGGAGAACCAGATAAAATAGCAGACGGTGTTGGGTCTACGCCATTCATTAAAATCACAGCAGCTACAGCAGATACGATTGTTTCATTAGGTTGTAAAACCTGTGAATAATCAAATGAAAACAATTCATTTTCATTAAGAATTTTATAAGTAAAGGAATTAGCCATTGTTTTTATCCAAAAAGATTGTTCTGATTTTAACTAGAGCTATATTCCGAATACGGCTTATAGCATAGAAAGTGTTCTTAGCCACGGCTCCAAAAAGAGGAGAAACACCAGCCAGAATAGAAATTGTACTATTAACAACAACGGTAATAGTTTTGCTTAAGCCTTTACTAATAGATATTATACCATGGCTTGCTACAAAAAGCAACATATTTAAAGCATGTTTTAAAGAAATAGTTGCTGTAGAGACTACTGTCAATACCTTAGAGATAAACTTCTGAGTAGTGATAGTAGCTGTGTCTGTTACAGTTACCTTTATTAGCTTACCAACAGCCTTAATTAAAGACACTGCTGCAGTAATAGAAACAGTTAAGTTTTTACTTACTGCTTTTAAAATAAACGCAGTAGAGGTAGATATTACAGAAATAAGTTTAGTTAGTGATAATACTCTGTTAATAGATACAGTAGCTCCTATAGAGACAACAAAACCTACTAAGTGCTGCGCTGCAGAAGTAAGCACCACAATGGTGTGTTCTACCACAGTAGCCAGTATTTTACCTATAGCCCGTTGTATAGAAACAATGCTTGTACTTGTTACAGATAATAACTTACCACGTAGTATTCCTATACTAACAACTGCTGTAGAAAGTACGCTTAAAACCTTTAAATAAGCTTTACCAGCAGCAATTGACACTGTACTGGATACAGATACTGTCAAAACCTTTAAATAGCTTACCAGCTTTGTTAAAGAGGCTGTAGAAGTACTAATAACACTAAGTGTCTTTAAATAAGCTAAGACACGGCTGATAGTAACTACAGAAGTGCTAATAATACTTAATGTTTTTAAATAAGATACAACACGATTTATAGTAACCGTAGCGGTACTTAGAACGCTTAATAGCTTAGTTACGAGCTTACTGCTAAGACTCGTAAAAGGTGCAGAAGATATTGGGTTATTACCAAACATTAGGCACTAACAGTTGTATTCCATTGTTCTACAGGAGCAGTAGGAAATACTGCGTTATAAGTAGGTGCTACAGCAACTGCTCTTAAAGCATTTCGATAATCTACAAAAGCAGCCCCATTAACTAAATAGTGAGAGTTGGCAGGATTAGTAACACTAGGAATTTCTGACCAATCAGTCTGCTTTAATAGTTCTTGTGCTTTATCTCTATTAACGTTAACCATGTTTTTTTGATACTCAGCAGTTTGCTCAGTATCCATTAGTTGTGCTTCGCAAGTATAAACAACACCATCAAGAATATAAGGAGCAACTTGAGCTAATACCTGTGTAGTAGGGTCATAAGGCAATTTTGCACCTATAGGCATACAAGAGTTAGCAGCTAACCACTCGGCTGTTGGTCCTGTATGTGGAAAAGCAACACCTTGAAATAAATCACGATAATCACCGATTTGTTCTACTGCGGTTCCGTTTACTTTTGCAATTAACATAATTTTCCTTAAGCTGTTGTTGCTTCTGCTACCCAAGTCTTTGTAGACTCATTCCATGTATAAATCTTACCATCCGTAGGCATAGCTGTTGGGGCTTCCCATGTCCAAGTAGATTCATTTAATACCCAGCTTGGGAAAGGCTGTGGTGCATAGAATACATCGTTCTTTTGGTCGTATGTATAACCGATACCAGCATAGTTACCACGCAAAGGGCGGCCTTCAGGATGCTGATTAGCACGAGTATTGTAAGAAGTTTGAATCCAAGCACCAGGGCTAGAATCAACGAATGTGTTAAAAAAATCGGCTTCAGCAACAATGACCTGAACTACTTTTCCATCAACGATTTTCGCAAAATGGCTCATATTTAAATTTCCTAAAAGTGTCGGGCAAACTGCCCATAAAATTTATTTCTAGCTTCTTGTGCCACCAAGTCAGCTAATTCTATATCTTCAAAATATCCAAAGTGTTTCTTTTTACTTTCAACATATATTGATACAGACCATTTTTCATGTTTTTTATGCCACGAAACATTTTTAAATCCAGAACTATTGTTTTTATGTGCAGTTCTATTTCTGCAATTTTCTTTTTTAGTTGCTGGTCTTAAATTCTCAATTTTGTTGTTAGTACTATCCCCATCAATATGGTCAATAAACTCTGGAGTATATCCATTATGGTATAGAAAAATTAGCCTATGTAAAAGATAAGTTTTACCTTTAAGTGAGGTGCGATAGTAACCAGATTTTTTATCAAAATTTCCAACCGCTTCTTCAGCCTTTCCCAATCGAGAACGGCATACTTTACGGATAAGCTGACCATCTTGATAGTCAAATAGCTGTTTTAGGTATTCTTGAGTAATCATGCTGTGTAAGAACCAGATGATGTAAAAGTCATAATTGTATTGCTACCAGAAGTAGTTACAGTTGGAGAGCCTGATGTAGTTCCTGTATAAGCGGATGTTGGCAAAGAAATAATAACTACGCCAGACCCACCGTTATACCCAGTTCCATAAATATTATTGTAAGCCCCACCACCACCACCTCCAGTATTGGCTGTACCGTTAGAACCAGCGGTAGATTGAGATGCGCCATTACCGCCACCACCAGAGCCACCAGAACCTTGACCGCCAGAAAAATAAGTGCCACCACCGCCACCTCCAGCATAATAAACACTAGAGCCTGTAATAGAAGATGCAACACCGCTACCGCCATTTCCACCATTATTTGTAGCTACAGGAGTGCCTCCTACAGAACCAGCTCCACCGCCACCACCTGTGCTTGAAGCAGAATTTGTATGAGTATACGAATTTCCTCCGGCATATCCTTGACCAGATGTGCCAGCACCACCTGTACCAACACCGCCACCGCCACTAGCACCACCACTAGTTCCTCCGCTTCCTGAACCACCAGATTGTCCATTGGTTTCAGTTGCCCCGCAAAATGTGCCACCAGCACCACCAATAGCTGTTAAACCAAAAGCTGTAGAATTTGAACCATTGCCAGCACTAGCAGATTGCCCAGCAACTCCAGCACTTCCAGCACCAATTACAAATGAATAAGTTGTGCTAGGAGTTAAAACTTGTGTGCCAGTTAATAAACCTCCAGCACCGCCACCAGAAGCAGAACCACCTCCACCACCAGCCGCAATAAGATAACTTGCAGTAATTGTGGTTGATTGAGTGGCTACAGGAAGCCAACCAGAAGTACCGCCTGTATAAACTTCATAAACATTAAGCGTTGTATTCCATCTTTGTGCGCCTAATGCTGGGCTTGCAGGGCGTTGAGCTGTTGTACCTTGCGGAAGATTCAAAGCACCTGTATTTGTGCTAGCATCAACAATGTTTGAAGCAACAGAAAGTCCAGCAGAAAATGTTGGTGTGCCACTACCACCAGAAAGCAATACTTGACCGCTTGTGCCTGAAGATAAACCAGCAAATGCACCAGAATTGTTGTATTGAAGTTGATTTGTAGAACCGCCAGGGCTTCCGCCACTAGTAGAACTAATTGTAAAGTTAGGGTAAGTACCTGTAACTGTAGTAGAACCAGAACCAGTTAATGTAACAGTTTGGTCAGGAGCGGTATTGGTAATAGTAAAGCTTCCGCTTCCTGTAATTGGGCTACCACTTACACTAATGCCTGTACTAGCAGTTGCGCCTACAGAAGTAACTGTTCCTGTAGCAGCATTTGTCCAAGTAGGAGCTACACCAGTACCTCCTGAAGTTAGTACCTGCCCAGATGTTCCTGGATTATTACTAGAATGAACTGCTTTAGACGCAGGATAATCTACCCATACATCTTGTGTCCCACTGGAGAAATTAACCAGTGAGCCTGAATTAGAAGAGGACAGTACAGTAGTTCGGGCAAGTGTTGTGCCTCCACTACCGACTGTACCAAGACCTACTTCCCAGTTAGCACCAGATTGGTCAGCGATAACATAGTAGGTCGTGTTGTTGGCTCCAACTCCAGCCGAAAAAGATTGATATTCTGTTTGCGCTCCTAAGAGCGTAACTGTACCAGTACCAGGACTAGTACACGATTCTTTTACTCTATCAGCTAGAACGAGAGCCATTTAATGCCTTTATTAACTAAATTGAACTTTGAATGTAAAAGCAATACTGTCACCGCTATTTAAAGCAATACCAGTAAAGTCGCCTTTAACAAACAAATTACCAGAAGTAGAAGCGTCAAATAAGCCAGCATTGGTGATTGTTTCACCTGTACCAGCAGTCTGTGTTGCTACTACTTGAAATGTATCATTAGTTGTTGATGTTGTTTGCTGAGAAACTGTACCACTAACTCGTGGAAGTACCTCAGTAAATAATGTTGTATCCGTAGCACCAGTAGTACCTGCACCAGTTCCCCACCCGACATATTGAGGAACAGTACCACCGCTATTTAGACGGCTGGTAATAATAGCCCTACCTGTATTGACTAGTAATGTAGCCATTTTTTAATTCTCCAGATAAGTTTCTTGATTGGGTTCTGATGATAATAATCTATAACGCCAAGTTCTTCCACACTACCGTCAGCACGAGTGATGGTGGCAATTAATTGGATTTCCTTAGCGTTAAGATTAGTGTTCATCATGTGTGTTGCTTAACCAACTCAAGAATAATTGTAAAAGTCAACGTTTGTGCTGTTCCTTCGTAGTCGAAGCTTGAAGTAATACCGCCTGTAGGTGCTGGTGTACCATTATTAATGATACCGCCAAAACGGAAAGCATCTACTTTACCACGACCTGCTAAGTTCCAGATAATCTTATTACTAGAAGGAGTTGTATCTTCCCATAATAAATTAACTGTCAAAAGGTCTTCTACGTCATAAATAATTTTGTTAATACGGAGGCGATTAGCCTTTACTCCGTTAATATCAAAATCACTTAATAAAGAAGGAAGAACGATTTGTTTATACGTTGCATCAGTCGTTGTTAAAGTACCTTCATACTTAATAACTACGTTACGTGGGCCGTCTACTAACGTTTGAATCGATGTAGTAGTTGTCATAGTAGCCCCTTATTAACGTGTAGTTTCTTCGGCAATAATAGCGTAGTCAATAGTAACTGTCTCGGTAGCAACTGGAGTCAGACCAAAGAAAGGCGACATTAAAGCGTTACTGATAGTAGTACTAGCAGAACCAATAGTAACACCTGATACACGAGCAACCATGTTGTCAGAAACAA